GTACGTTGGTATGTGAGGAGTGCGAAGCGAAGCACCATGATGGTTGGCCTGATCGTTGCCGTCATGGTGTGTTGATCACTGAGTATGACTGCGACTGCATGGCCTGCGAATTAGGGGAGGATTAGTAGATGATTGAAAAAGTAGAAGAGTCGTTGTATTCAAAGATGCAACCAACGTGGATGCGTAGTGAATGTAGACGCTTGGATGCAAGACTAGAGAAAGTAGACGCGATGAAGGAGTGCTCTATACGTTCAAGAAGAAAACCATTCAAGGTACTTCTTTACTTTGATGGATCATTTAGTCATCAGTTTTATTTCGATACTATCGAAGATGGACATGATGCTATGCGTAGATATGTGGAGAAAGAGTTAAGTGATGGTTAGTGTATCCAAGATGAGTGGTAAGTTGGCGGGCATTCCTGCTATCAATACCAACACAGCTACCAATGCGTACTGTGTCAAGCAGTACAAGAGTGGTGGTGAGGACAATATCTGCACGATGTGTTACAGCCAGCGGATGCTGAGTACCTATCGTAAGAATTGTCAACCATCATTCCAGCGTAATAGTGACATACTTAGTAGTGATAGGGGTGTTGACATACCCAAGATCAACGCTGCATTCGTGCGGTTTCATGGTCACGGGGAGCTTATCAATGACACCCACTTCCTCAATCTGTGTGACATAGCAGAGAGTAATGGTCACTGTACCTTTGCACTGTGGACTAAGCGAGTTGACATAGTGCGTCCCAACAGGCATCATGTACCTGAGAATATGATTCTTGTTTATAGTAATCCCAAGATTGATCGCGTGATGCGTAAGCCACCTCGTGGTTTTCATCGCGTGTTCAACAACGTCACTAAGAAGTATCGTGGTGACGCTAACTGCACGGGGCAGAAGTGTATCGACTGCCAGTTGTGCTACAAGTTCGACACGACTTCGGTTATTGTCGAGCACGTTAAGTAACTTAAATGCATTTAACTAAGGAGAAGTATCATGGGTTGGAGAAGAAGTGAAATTGAAGTGTACCACTGCATTGATCTGTCTGATTATGACGATGAGATCATGGAGTACGTGGAGCCTGATAACATCATCGACGCTATGGAGTTGATGGATAGGTGGGGCTACAGTGATGGTGACATTCTTGAGCATATGCTTGAGGAGCCTGATGCATTCTTGGCTAAGGTATCGAACGTCCTCACGGTGGAGACTGCACTGCAACTGGTCAAAGATGTTTACAAGTATGGTTATGATATACAGGTACGCAACACGACTGCCAAGGATAACCAGATCGCTGAACTGGAGCAGAGGGTTGAAGATCTGTTGGCACTCAACTTCATGCATAAGACAAAGGAGGAAACTACACATGAGTCCTGATCTATTGACAGAACTACGTAACTTTAGGCAGGACTTGCGTGATCTCAAGGCTGACAACCTGAGACAGATGCGTAGGTACAAGCGTGAAGGGTTTGAAGGTAGTGTTTCTTCCTTCATGCATGGGATGGCAGTGGGTAAGTCAGCACCGCTGTCACATATTGAGTGGATGATAAGTATGTTGGAGGCAGTCGATGATACACCGAACGTTTAGTACAGAACTTGACAGTCCGTGGATGACACTTGATGTGGACATATCCTACTCATTCTCTGAGGTAGAGGGTGTGGTGGAACTGGACACAGTGTATGCATACGGGTATGAGATATCTAACTGGCTGAATCAGGATTACGTCTTTGATCTTATTCACGATGACATGGAGGAAAACAAATGAAGTGGTTTGCATTGGTAAGAGGTAGATTAGTCTGTATTGGTGACTGCGGAGATTGGGAAGCGGCCTATGAAGTAGCCTGTGATGCCATAGGCGAAACAGAGTGGGATTGGCTTGCGGATGAAACAGATGTACAGCAGTGGGTTGAATGTTTTAGGGAGGAAAGAACATGATTGTTACATTCGACAACAAGTATCCAGAGTACGCGGCTCCGTGTGAACGGCCCGTTATCCAGAAGCTGATTGACCTGTGCCTGCGTGACAGTGGTAAAGTGTCAGTGTGGGATGGTGAGGAGCTATCTGTGCATGGGTGTAGTGACAAGCTACACATCCTGAAGAACCTAGCACAGACTGAGATGGATCAGATTGAGGCATACGACAAGGATGGTAACTGTCGTGGTTGGTTCTCTTTGATCTATCACAACGGGTCACAGAACGAACCAATGATTGTGATCTCTGACTACAGCGTGAACGAGTGGACAGAGAACGTGTTCCGTAGATTAGACGAAGCCTTTGGAGGGTATGAACTATGAGTTACTACATCAAACCAGTTGAGGAGTTGAAGCCGGGACGCATGGCTGTGTACCGTGTAGTCAAACGACTGCGTGACTTCAAACCAGACAACGGTGTTGAGTACATGGTGTTCAAGAGCAAGAAGGCAATAAAGAATGACTTCTTTGTTGACCTGTACTGTGGCAAGAACGGTAAGCTAGTCAAGCTTAAAGACAGATCAATGATGAGGTTCTAATATGCGGTACGGTATGACACAACGGGAGGTTGCTGAAGCACTAGGCATCTCCCGTCAACGGGTAGTTCAGATAGAACACAGGGCGTTGTGGAAGATCAAGAAGTCAGGACTGATGGACAAGTTCATCGACTTACTTGATGCACCAATTGAGGAATATTACGGTGAATCTTTTACAAACATGAAGGTGCGTAAGGACTAGCACAATGTTTCAACCTGTGGTATACTAACTATATAGATAACTAAGTATTAATATTATTACTAATACTATTACTAATACATAGGAACTACATAGTATGAAGATAGATAGTGATAGATCACGAGCGTGGTGGAGACGTGTCGATGATGCTGATCTGGTTGATGCAGAAGAGTTGATTGATTTTGTTATGTACCACAAGGTGCAGGCTTCATCCGAGTACACCGTCGATGAGAAGTATGAGATACTCACTGCGTGGGAAACAGTACAGTCTACGATATGGGAGAAGGACGATGACTAAACAGGAAATGATAGAAGAGATTGTTGAACGTGAGTTGCAGTCAGTACCTGTGTTGGAACTTATTCAGATGTTCTTACACATCAGTCGAACCATGTTGGATGAACAGAACAGTGAGCAGGACATACGCGATATGTATGAGAGTGCGTTTTTTACAGACAATGAGGAGGTAGTACACTGATGGCATTTGTTAAACTGCACCAGCAATGTGATGACTGTGGTTCTAGTGATGCGTTGTCCTATAACGAGGATGGATCTAGCTATTGCTTTGCCTGTGCTAAGTTCACCCCGTCAGAGGACACAGGAGGCTCTGTGAGCAACATTAAGGAACGAGTAGTACCTGCATCAGGGTTCGACAAAGCGGCCTTCACAGAGCCATACAAGGGCTATCAGGACAGGGGTCTCACTGCTACTACGATGGCGGCGTACTCCGCACAGCAGAAGGCAGGTAACATTCTGTTTGGTTATCATGATCCTGTTGGTGAGCTAGTGGCGGTGAAGACTAGGTATCCTGACAAGCAGTTTAAGATCAGTGGGGATTGGAAGAAGGCTGGGTTGTACGGTCAGCACCTGTTCCCGTCTGGTGGTCAATACATAACCGTAGTAGAAGGAGAGTTCGATGCACTGGCATCCTATCAAATGTTTGGTGGCAAGTATCCTGTTGTGTCTATTCGTAATGGCGCCCAAGGTGCTGCTGCTGACTGTCGTCGCGCCTACGACTTTCTCGATCAGTACGATCATATTATCTTTTGCTTTGACAACGACGATCATGGCCGCGCTGCTGCTCTAGAATGTGCTGATATCTTTGGTGGTAAGGCTCGCATCTTCCATCACGGTGAGCACAAGGATGCGTCTGACTACTTACTGAACGGTGACAAGGAAGAGTTCGTCAAGCGTTGGTGGGCGGCTAAGACCTACACACCAGATGGCATGGTGATGCTGGGTTCTCTGCGTGAGGCACTGAAGAAACCGTTGGAGGAAGCAGAGGTACGCTACCCATACAAGGGACTAGATGACATGACGTTTGGTATCAGACCGACTGAGCTAGTCACCATCTGTGCTGGCTCTGGTCTGGGTAAGTCTACGTTCATGCGTGAGCTAGTGTTCTCCATCCTTGGACAGACCAACGATAGGGTAGGGCTAGCGTTCCTTGAAGAGACACCAGACAGGACAGCGCGTGGTCTGGTAGGACTACAGATCAACAAGCCTATCCATCTTCCGGGCTGTGACTACTCACCTTCTGAGGTGGACCAAGTGTTCGACAGTCTTGATCTTGATGACCGTGTTGTACTGTGGGATACGTTTGGTTCCAACAAGATAGAGAATGTATTGGCACGGTTCCGTTATCAGATCAAGGTGCTGGGTGTCAGCTACATAGTACTGGACCACATCAGTATCTTGGTGTCAGATCAGGACAACGGTGATGAGCGTAAGGCTATCGATGAGATAATGACCAAGCTACGTATGTTCTGTCAGGAGATGCGTGTGTCTATGTTTGTTGTGTCACACCTGAAACGTCCTGATGGTAAGGGACATGAGGACGGTGCATACACCAGCCTTGGTCAGCTACGTGGATCAGCAGCGATAGCACAACTCAGTGATATCGTGTTAGGATTAGAACGTAATGCACAAGCAGAAGATCCTATGGTACGTAACACCACCAACGTGCGTGTGCTGAAGAACAGGTTCAGTGGTATGACAGGACCGGCGACTGCGCTGATGTACAACAAAGATACGGGGAGGCTCACTGAGGTATTTGAATGAGGTGTATTGCTTGTGATAAGATAATGACAGACTACGAGCTAACCAAAAAGTTCAGTGGTAGTGGGGAGTTCGTTGATATGTGCAACGAGTGTAGCAGGTTTCTTGTTGAGGATGACTTGACAGCAGTAGGTAACGTAGACTATGCTACGCTCAGTGATCTAGAGGAGATAAAAGATGTCGAGGATGGGACAATGGATTATGACACAGGAACAGAACAAGGAGATGAGGGATGGTGGTAGCCAACTATCAGAAAGACAGAAGCTTGATCTCGCCTACTACGAATACTGTGTTTCTAGACATAGAGGCAGACGGCCTGAACCCTACGAAAGTACACTGCGTGGTTACCAAGAGATCGAACGAAGCTCACTTGACCCACTTATCTAGAAGGAGTTTGATGGATGAACTGGCAAAAGGTGGACAGATATGTGGGCATAATCTTATTGGCTATGATGTTCCTGTTCTTAACCGTCTATGGGGTGTACGTATTCCACACCACAGAGTTGTGGACACACTCGTACTTTCTCGTTTGTTTCATCCCGATCTGGATGGTGGTCACAGCCTCGCTGCTTGGGGAACTAGGCTCGGTTTTCCTAAAGGGGATCATTCGGAATGGGAAGTCTTCTCTCAAGAAATGGTCGAGTACTGCAAGAGAGATGTTGATGTAACAGAGAAGCTACACAATGCATTGATGCAACAGATGCAGTTGTTTGGTTTTACTAAACACTGCGTTGATCTTGAGCACAGCGTAGCGTGGATATGTAAAGATCAGGAAGACAACGGGTTTGAGTTTGACAAAGAAGGTGCAGTTAAACTGTATGAAGAACTGACTACTCGTATGCACAGGATTGAGAAGGACTTGCAACAAGTGTTCCCACCTATTGTGGAGGAGAGGATCAGTGACAAGACGGGTAAGAGACTCAAAGACAAAGTTACGGTATTCAATGTCGGCAGTAGACAAC